TATGAAGTGGTAATACAGCATTTTCAGCTTCAAAATAGGTTTTAAACCTATTGTTCATTAAGTCATTAAACCTTTCTTGAAACTTTGCATCACCTTGAGCAGTGGAATTAATATCAAGTATTCCTTTTCTTCCTCCTGAACGCTTATATTTAACTACAGCCATTTCCAAAAGATTTTTATAACCTTTCATCAAATTAGACAATAGCAATTGTACTTCATCATTGCTGTATTTATAATAAAGGACTTCACTCATCTTGAATGTTCTGTCAAATTTCATTGTTCCTCTAGTTACATTTGAAAAAGTGTTTTCATAGAGGGCATATTCTGTTTGTGTGAAATCATCTGCAATTATTAATTGACCTTTAATATCTAAAATAAGACATTCATTATGGTACAGTAACTTTGATATAAACTCTTGAATAAACTGACTTGAATTTTGATTCTTATTAGGTTCAACATTCCAAAGGTAATATTCATCCCCTTTTACTTCACTACCCTTCAAATAGGTTTTAAACTCACATTTACTTATTGAACCAGCTATTAAACTTATTGCTGAACATATAGCAAATTCTTGTATAGCAAGTTTAATTTGCTGACTTACTAAAGCTTGCTCATTTAGATAAACTGTTGATTTATCTGCTCCGAAGAAATCTCTTATCCAGTCTAAAAATTTCAATTTTTCTCACCCCCTTTCAGGGCAAAATAAAAGACTTAATCCTTTTTAATTTCATTAAGGACAAGTCTCTGAATCTTTTCTTTTATCCAGTCTGGAGTATGTTTATCATCGATTAAAGCTTTAAAAACACTTAACATTGTATTGAATAACTTGGTATCTTTTATGCTTACCTCTACTTTTAATCCTTTATTCTTGTCTATACAAGTAGCATTACCAACTGGGGCAACAACTCCATCACACTCAGCACACCTTGCACCATCATGCTTTGATATTGTATAGTGCCCACATTCTAAGCACTTATATGCTGTTAGTTTCATAATCTGCATTCCTCCTTTAATAAGTATATACACCAAAATCAATATCTACTAATTGTCCATTATCAGGTAAGTCAATACCATCAGCACACATAGCAGCTATAAACGCTTTGAATCCGTCCGTCTTTCTGGATTTAGGCTCAAACTTTCCAAAACTATAATTATCACGTGGCTCTGGCTTTAAGCAAGTATTATTGGTATACCACCTCATAAGTGGGTTATCACCCCATACTATATTATGATTAGTAAATTCACTATTAATTGTTGGGTATATACGCATTTCATCACTTGGTCTTGTAAGTCTAATGTTGTTAGCTCCTTGTTTATCTGTGTCAAATCCTACTGCTTTTAATGCCTTCGCTAAAAGTGTATATCTATAATTATCCATACCTAGTATAGTAAGGTTATATTTTTGAGCCTGTTCTGCTAACCAATTTGCTACTGTTTCAGGTGGTATCTCTGGACCATCAACAAAAGTCAATAGTTTTAAGTCTTCCCACTCTTGCAATGGTGCTTTAATTCTTCCTAAGTCTTTACTCTTTTTACATACCCATGTATGACTTATCCAATAGTATTTGCCCTTATATTTAAATAGCAGCCCAGCACATACAAAGTCAGTAGTTTTTGCATAGTCTATTCCTACTCTACAAGTACAGCCTGTCAGATCTGGCATAGGTTGATTAGTTGCAAGTATATTTTCCCAAGAAGTTACCTCTTTATCTAGATTACCCTTAGGTATGTTCATTCTCTTAGTCATAAAAGAACTGTTGCTTATAGGGTCCTCTTTATAGTCAATATACTCTTTTGCAATTTGCCTTTGAAGTTCTTCATTGTAATGCAGGGATGGGTTTGCCTTATCCCACATTTTGGGGTTATCAACCTCTTTTTCATCATCTAGTTTACAGATAAACGGTAAAAGCCCATTATCTCCACCCTTTTCATTAAGGATTCTTTCTGCTCTAGCTATTAATTGGTCAAGTGGACCACCTCTAACATCCCCATTAGTTGTAGTTATGGTAGTTCTAGGATTTTGCTTTTTACCTAAACCAGTTTTAAATACCTGTATGGTTTTATAATCTACGTATTGATGGTATTCGTCGAAATCAACCTTACCTGGTCTTCCACCATCTTTTGTTTTCGCATTAGAAGTTCTAAATCTTAACTCGGACTTTGTCTTTTTATTTGTTATAACTTCTTTATTCCAATCAAAATGTTTTTCTAGCTTACTTTTATTTTCCTCTAATACATCATAAACATCATTGAAAGAAGTCATTGCTTGATCTTCACTATTGGCGCATATATCTATGTGATATTTTTTTACTGGATTATATTGAGATATTAAGCAAAAATCTTCAAATGCCAGATATCCATTCTTTCCAGCACCTCTACCAACTAAAATAAACAAGTCAGGCCATCTAAGTATTCCAGGTTTAGAATATGTGCAATTGTGCAATGTAAAGCAAAATACCTCCCACTCAAATAACTCAAAGGGGAAGTATTTCTGTAAACTTAAGTATTTATGAAGTTGTGTTTCATCTACAAATAAGTTCTCCTCGTTAAAACACTTCTCTACATAATCGCATAACAAGAGTTGTTCTTTGCAAACTTCTATTTCACCACTACGAACTAAATCAATATAATTTTGTATTTCAGGAATTAACTTTTTATAAGTCATCTTCGCCATCATCACCATTGTTAATTATGCAATTAGAAGTTGTCAACCCTAGTTCTTTTAAAATTGATAATTGCTGCTTATTATATGCAAGAGCACTTTTTACAGAAGGATTCTCTTTTTCAATTTCATAACCAGATGCAGATGTTGTTTTAAAAATTCGTCCACGCTCTTTTACATCTTTTTGCATAGCTTTTTCCTGATTAAAATACCAAATATAACTATCTATTTGCCCTAAAAAATGTTCAACATTTGCACCTTTATTTTCTAACTGCTTTATTAATGATTCTTTGATTTTCTTAGCATTTGCCATATTTTGCCCCCTCCTTTCAATACAAATTTTTCTACTTATTTTCATATTTTTTCTCACATGCGCGAGTCAGAGGTTTTGTCGTCCCTTTTACCCGTTCTTCCTATATCCAGCGCTTTTTCATTTTTTTGACCCGGGGGTACGTATAAGATATTCTTTTTCCTCATCAGTAAAATCGCCTATTAAATATTTAATATCACTTACTCTGTTTCCTAGCAGTTTTCTTTCCCTATCTTTATTTAATGGTATCCATAGCCATTCGCTTCTCTTAAGCTTCATACTCTTTGATGTTTCGAGTGCATCTCTATAGAACCAACATGACATTAAATACTTATCCATGTTCTCACCATCTTTCCTCATTTATAAATTTTATTTTTGCTTTATTTTTCTTCAACTTTTCAGGATGCTCTTCATCATGACAGCTATTACATAAAGAAATTAGGTTTGTTAATTCCAATGCTAACTCAGGATGCCGCTTAACATGCTTCTTGTGATGTACACAGTTAGCTTGACTAAATAATCCTCTAGCTTTACATTTCTGACATTCATTGTTATCTCTGTCTAACGCATCTGCTCTTCTATCTAACCAAAATCCTGAATTATAAAATGCTTTTATGTTATTATGTTGTATGAGTTTAACTATCCATTGTACTAATTCTTTAGTATTCATTTCTGCTTATATACACCATTCTCTTTCCTATACTTCCTCTGGCTCATACATTCTTTTATGCCATCATATTTGTTTAGTTTAAACTCAAGTTCCTCACATTCTTTAGCATGACTACACTTCTTACTCAAAGTGCAAATACATGCTATACTGTTGTCTTCCCACTTAGTTCTAAACGTGTGCTTCATGCTAATAACACCTCACTAAAATAAGAAACGCACCAGTATTTCTACCAGTGCGTACTTTATTAACTATACACATTATATCACTTGACAAACCCTCATTACTGCCAACTTTTTATTTTATATTCTTAATCCTCTTTGATAGCTAAATAGATCCCTAGCTTCTCTTAGCCACCTATATACAGTTCTTTCTCCTGCACATATGTCAACACTTGCTTTAATAACTCTACTTTGTATATCTCCTTTAGAAAAATCTTTATCGCAATCCTCAAAGTAAATACTCTCAATAGCTTGTACTATGTATGCTCTTCTTGTTCCTTTAAGTTCCGCTAATACTTTTTCAACTGCTTCCATATCTTTTATTTCAGCAATCTTTTCATTTACAGCCTTTTCAGCTCTCATTAGTGCTGCTTCTGTTGGTTTACTTACCCCTACTCTTCCCTCTCTTTTGCTTATTTCTTCTAAAGCTTCTTCATATATTTTATTCTTATATTTATCAGCTGACATACCATTTTTAGCATAGAATCTGAATGCAGCTGTAGCATAATCTCTTAAGTAATCTTTCATAACTTCATCCCACCTTTTAACTGATTATCCGATTTTACTGAGATTTCTCTTTTCTCTCCATATATAAAACTCTGCCTAAATCAACAATGTTGTATTTTTTCTCATATTGTTTAGTGATTCTTATTCTTTCCTTGAAGGTTCGATATGGTATTGCAACTACTTTAACCATCTTAATATTTCCCTCCACCCAAATCATTCTTTCCCTTGCTCCACACCATCCTTGAACTGGTGTAGATATTATTTAAAACTTTTAATACATCTTCAATCCTATTCTTTAAAGCTACTTGCTTTAATCCACTTTTAAGCTCCTGTTGCCTAACTTCAAAGAAAATCGTGCTCCATCTTTCATATTGAGCTAAAGCCATTTTGTGTAATGCATATGCTTTAGCATATTCAGTGTCATGTAGTGCATTAAACTCATTGGCTAAGGTTATATAGTTATCTGCATCCTCTTTATACTCTTTCATACTTGCTATCTCCTAGTTTTGCTTTTCTTCCTGGCCAATCTGTATTCTTTATACAACTCTGGTTTAAGCTTTTTTATTTCCTCAATCCTTATTAATTGTATTTGCACTTGTATCATAGATACTTTCTAATTGTTTAAATGTTCCATGCTTAGCATAATCATGTATAATCTTTTCACATAGCTCCAAATCTTTATATTCTCTCTTAAGTCTTAACCATCCAATGCACGCTTTCATTAAGCTCTACTCCTTATTTTTAATGATAATCATATTTTTTCTGACCTGACTTTTTCCTGTTTCTACTGCATCTACTAACCGACATGCTTAAAGTGCTTATAAACATACCTTCTTTTGCTCTATTCTTTTGTTCCTTTCTCTTTTTCAAAGCATTGTAAGTAGCTAACGCCTTCTCTTTACATGATGAATTATTTTGCATAGATTCTCCCTCCCATAAGTCGGCATACGATATCAAGTCTTTCATATCCCTCTTTATATAGCCTAAGCTTCTTAGTAACCTTT